ATTTATGTTTCCTTACGAAAATATGAAAAGAAACCGCGATTTCTTATTGTAAAAGATGCCGTGGAAAAAGAATGGACGTTCATTAGTGGCACTTGCGAGGAGCATGAACGAACAAACAAATGCGCCATTCGCGAGATAAGAGAAGAAACCAGAGGTCTCGTGTCATTAAAAACGCTTCCAAAACGAACCAAAATCTTTCAAACGACATATGAAAACAATCGTGTAGATGTGATGTTCATACCCATACGACGGACAGAAGAGCAGATGAAACAGATTGAAATTGAATTTTCTGAAATACCTACCAATGATCGGCCAGAACTGGAAGAAAACACGAATTTACGCTTTGAAACATTAGGACAGTTTATGAAACGAATACATGTATGGGAATTCGTAAAAGACCTATGTAATACAGAACAATTTATTGAAATGTGCCCGAAATAAAAAAGAGAAGAAAAAGCTAAAAGAAAAGTTCATAACCCCTATGTACATATGAATAAGTATAAATATATCAAAGGTTCTATGAATGCTGATATAGGTACGGTGCTAGTTGAAATAAAAATTCCCATACAAATTCAATAGGTATTATTTTTTCGTCCTTTGAATATTCGGGTGGTATATATATTTTATAATCCATATTGGCGTCTTTATAGGAAGTAATCGGTAATATAATCTTTATTTTATTAAAGGGATAACTTATTTTTTCCATAATAAGCACAACATCATACGAAACATGGTGTGTGATAAATTTATACATATTGTTGTTATACATTATTTTCCCATTTAGACAACTATTGCTTTCGCAAAAACTCTCTTCCATATGAGTAATTTCCATATTCTTTATTTGTTCAATTGGAATCGTAGTAATCGTATCCGGTATGTCATGCGATATAATATGAACTCGTAAGGTATTACGGAGGTTCTTTTGTATATGATTCACACATCTATCGTATGGCACCCGAAGATGAGAACGCAATACATACGCCATCTTGTTATCAAGTAAGGTAATAAATTTATTAAACTTCCTTTCATTTTTTTACTTAAATTTTTAATACTAATTTTTCCCAATTTTTCACGATTTTCTCGTTTCCTACAAAAAATTGAAAATTGACAGTAAAAATTGATTATCACCAAGCAGTAATATATCCAACAAAACAAGCATACAAGCCAGAACAACAATGTCAAGCATGAACGATATTATCAAGGCCGTCCAGAAGCACGAGATCGAGGTTGCCTCGCAGTCTATCGACAAGCTTGTCGCAGAGATCCACCGTGTTCTCACCGACAAGGATGCCGATCTTCTTGAGAGCCTCGAGGAGCACCTCAGCGACATCGTGTCCGCCGTGAAGGACAACCTCAAGGAAGAGAGCAAGAAGGCAGCCAAGGCTGCTACGGGCAAGAAGGTCAAGGACCCCAATGCCCCCAAGCGCACTCCCTCGCTGTACAACAACTTCATCAGGGACAACATCGCGTTGCTGAGGGAAGAGCACCCCGAATCCAAGCCCAAGGAGCTGATGAGCATGGCAGTCAATGCTTGGAACCTACACAAGGAGAAGAATGGTGCTACGAAGCCTATGGATGGCGCGAACTTGCTCTCTGATACGGAAGATAGCGATGCGGATATCGCCGGGTCATCTTCTTCAAGCAAGAAGGTCGCTACCAAGAAGAATGGTAAGAAGTAAAAAAGTAAAAATAAGCAAAAATAAAATACAAAAGAAAAAATCAAAAAAAGAAAAATACAAAATCAAAAAATATAAAAAATAAAAATACAAAATTTTATTTTTTATATTTTTATATTAGATAATATTATATAGATAAGATGGGAGTTCTTGAACAACCTGTGCCTCGTATGACGAAGTTTGCTAATGTCACTATGACCATGCCCGCATTCTTGGTGATCCTATTTGCCACGATTCTATTCGTAGTTACTGCTCTGGGTGCTATCTTCATGAAGAGCCCTATGATGCTGGTTAGTGTTATAGTGATGTATGCCTTCGCTATATATACCACCTATGTAGTAAATTGCCTCACTGTTGGTAACTGCAACCTATTGGCATGGGTTCTGGGCGTCCTATATGCCGTCATGGTTGGACTTACCATCCTGGCATATATAGCTACCATATTCACGAAAGGATTTAGCGCTGCTGCCCTTTCTTACAAGCCTAAATCCGTTATGTAAACCAAAAACAAGAATATTATAAATATGAACTGTCTCCTTTTTTCATTATCATCTCAAATAGAGTGCTATAGAACAAAAATGAATACGATCTATGATATGATGTATGAGCTTCTTACGGATATACAGAGGAATCTCTATTCGCCTTTAGTAATTCTTACATACCTTAATTTTTGTGCTATTTTTCTTTTTAACAATCAAATTAGGATTATAATCTTCTTCGTCGTCTTCGTCTGCCGTGGATGAGCCCATCAATTTACGCTGATTTTCAAGTGCTTGCATATCCCATAGATCTTTTGTACACATCTTAAATTGAATACCTGGATCTGCCTTCCACCAAAATACTTGATCTTCTATCTTATTACTCTGTGTCTTATTGTCAATGACCATACATTCATAGTCTTCCGTACATTGATTTAAAACATCGTTGAATATTTCAAAACTTGGAAAGATACCAGCATACTGTTCATAAATTCTGTGACGATTTGAAATGTTTGGCTCCCGAAGAATGAATACATAATCTACATTTGTACGAAGCACAGGAGGAATACCAAGGGGGAACTGCATAGTAATGCACATAAATACCTTCATATGCCTACCATTCATGAAAAGTTGACGAATATTCTTATCCGTTGGCCATGTTTTATCATAAAGGCAATCGTCCAGAATAAGAAAGGCACGAGGATCAATATCTGTATGACCATAACGTTCTTTTTCAGTCGTGTATTGATTTGCTATTTTTAGCTGACGATCTACAAATTTTTGAAGAATTTGCGGACTATATTCATCATAAATCAACATGCCCGGAATATAATTACTAAAATGTTTGTTCATCTGTTCTGTAGGACTAATGACCACACCTATTGGCATGTTCATATGAGCGGATAATACATGTGTTAATGCTACTGTTTTTCCGGAATTACGCTTTGCTAAAAATATGCAAACACTGTCGTCCTTTATGCTTCGTGGATCAAATTTTCTTAGTTCCAATTTCATCTAAATTCTTTGAATAATTACTTTTGCCTTATTCATTATATATATTTAATTTATATTTGTATAACGCAATCTCCTATTAGAATGGAGGCATCCCGACATGTATTGATTCATTGATTGAATGAAGCATTCCTTGTTCATAGTTTCCACCTTCTACAAATGCGAAATTATCATTTTTATCTGGATTCATATTCTCAAAAAGGTATGTAATTACGAAGCAAACAATAGCTACGAAGAACAGTAAACCTATACGAGATCCCCATGAAGATATTGGTTCATTATTTTTTTCCTTACGATTATCATCTATTCGCTGTAAAATAAGATACACAATTGCTGTTAACAAAATAGCAAGTATCATCCTTACAAAAAAAGGACCTATATTTTTTGATTAAAAGAACGCATCTGTCTTATGTCGGCGCTGTTTTGGTTTTTGTAATTGAGCATGCTTCTTAGGCATAATAATTTTTCTATTATTTTCTATTTTTTCCTCTACAACCTGCTCTACTGGTTCTACTGTAGGCTCTTGTACTTGCTCTTGTACTGGCTCTTCAATAGGTTCTATTAAAGGCTCTTCTACAGGCTCTTCTACAGGCTCTTGTACTGGCTCTACTACAGGTTCTTCTACTTGCTCTTGTACTGGCTCTACTACAGGTACTTCTACTTGCTCCTCTACAGGTTCTTCTACAGGTTCTTCTACTACTGGTTCTACTACTACTGGTTCTACTACTACTGGTTCTACTACTGGCTCGTCTTTTAGCTCTTCTGTTTGCTCTTCTGTTTCGGATTCTGTTTCTGGCTCTATGTCTGCCTCTGTTTCCTTCTCATCATCCGTAGAAGATCCAGATTCTTCGTCATCTTCGTCGTCTTCGTCGTCTTCGTCGTCTTCGTCATCGTCTTCGTCATCGTCTTCTTCTTTATAGGCGCCATCTGTTTCATATGAGTTATCTGTATTATATTCTTCCGTGTCCTCATCGTCCTCATCGTCCTCATCGTCATTACCATTCTCTTCTACTACATCTTGTTCCGATTGACGACTTGATGTAGATTCTTGTGTTTCAAGTGAAACCAAATTTCTTTGAGATACAGATCCTCCTTCTTGTTTATAAGAATCCGATATAATATGCGAGACCATATTCGTCATCGGTAAACAAGAGCGGATCACCATACTTATATTTTTTCCAATCAGTTCTTCCAAAACAACCAGATTTCTCTGTCTCTCTACATTCTTTAATTCGTGATACATCAGATACGGGCGCTTCCATAACGAACGAGCAATTGAAATATAACACCGGTGAACAAAATTTTCCGCATTAGGGACTCGTAATTGAAGTTTATCTGTATTGCCAACGGTTGCTATATGTAGCCTTCCATAGGTCATAAAAACTGCCTTGAGTAAATCTGGAAAATAATTACATCGCGATTGTACTATAAAGTCTTTATAGTTCTCATGGATTTGACTAGCATTCCATTCAGGAATTGTAGTCAATTCATCCTGAAAACTTTGTAATACATTTTTGTTAGCAGTTCGCTGTAGTACTTTTTCGTATATATTTCGAATCGTAATAACAAATGCTTCAATCGTAACATCTTTCAAATGGTCTACATATTCCCTTTTTTGATACATTAAAACTTGTATGTCGTCTTTTGACATGGCTGCATACATAATACAAAAATAACTTTCTTAAATCAATCACGAATGTTTCATAATTATACGGTTCCGATTGGATTGATGGGAAGAGCATACTCATTCTGTTTGAGAGAGTTCATAAGACTCGGGTCAAGACGATTGGGTTCCAGAACCTTTGCTGAAAGTTTGGTAACATCGCACACGTCAACAACCGCATGTTCAAACTGAATTGCTCTGGCATTGTTTGTAGATCGTGTAGAAAGATCATCCGATCCTATTCTCTTAATTTCCATATCAATACCGTCGGTAGACATACTAACCTTCGCTCCTTCCGATCCAGATCGTCGTGTAGCAGCCGTAAGTAAAGTACCGCGCGTATCATCAATTCTCATATTTCGCTCAGCCTCTTCGGTGGGACCGCGATATTCTGAAACAGCTCCTCCTGAACCATAATAGTTTGTCGATTCAGTACCTTCACGGAAAGTGGTCTTCATAACAATATCAGGATCATATATGACCGTTCGATATGTATGAGCTGCTACATTACGCAAGGTAAGTCCAGTATCCATATCCGAAGGCAATGTTTCGCGAATGGTTGAACGAGCCTGATCGTCCGTTTCCATCTGTCCAGCATTAATACCTTTCACGTTCAATACGGTACTGTCGTGAATAGCTGTTTCTTTTATCGTTGTACGCATAATATGGTCAACTGGATCATATACCGTCGGCTTTGAAGGAATCTGTACATGCATATTTCCGAACATTCGTTCAGCGTCGGTATAGAACTCTTTGTACGATGGTTTCAATACATCCAATATAGGAGCTGTAAGCGAATTTACAAGATATTTCAAGTTTGTAACTACCGTCTTTTGTTCTGTTTCCGCACGATTGGTAGGACGATCCACGAAGATTGACCTTTCCGTCGGTTTCGAAATTGCCCCTGTCGTTTTAATCCATTGATTTTCCGTTTGTTCGTAATATGTATCGGGCCGATTTTTCTCCATCGTACCCATAAGACCACGATCTGTAACAATTGACTTTTTAGGACCTTGGAATGGCAACTTATAGGAAAG